AGCCATACCCTGAAGCATGACCTCCTGGACCCGGCTACATACGCGCATGTGGGGCACGGCGTCCAAGCTGTTGGGTCGCGTGCCGGTGGTTGCAGGCGCTGTCAGCACTACCGGGATCTTTGATGAGAAGTCTGAACTGGTGCTTGATGAAAACGTGGTCAGCGTAGAGAACGCGCTGACGGTGCTCTACTCCGAGCTGGGCCACCTCCGATATGGCGCCAGTATCACCGTCAATGGTGTGGCGTACAGGGTGCGCCATGAGCCGATGCGTATGGCTGATGGTCTGCTCTGCGTCATCTCGCTGGAGAAAGTGTGACCACCAAACGCGAACAGATCCTTGCGGCAGTCGCGACCACCCTGGCGGCCACCAGTGGCGCTACAGGCCGTGTGTACCGCTCTAGGCAGGAGGCGTTCAGCCGTAACGAATCACCAGCAGTCGTGATCGAACCTGGCCCTGAGTCGATCGCAGCGGAGCCTGTCAGCACCTGCAAGATTGACCACACCATGACGCTGGTGGTGGCGGTGTATGCCCGCGGCACAATTCCTGATCAGGTGGCTGATCCGGTGGTGAAGTCTGTCCACAGCTTGCTGATGGCTGATCGCAGCATTGGCGGCCGGGTGATGGATATCTGGCCGCAAGGCCGTGATCCGCAGTTTGAGAAGGGTGACCTGGCTGCCGTGTGGGAAGTGCTCACGTACCGGGTGCGCTATCGAACGAGTGTTACCGATCTGGGTTCATAGGCTGAGGTTGTGGAATCACAGCCCCAATGGCACGATCCAAACCTGAACCTGATCCTCGTCCGATGGATGGCGGCAGCTATCTGCTGGATGAAGCGACCGGGAAGTGGATTGAGCAGTGCGCCAAGCCTGCGGAGTGCGTGATGCCAGAACCTGTCCCTGCTTCGAGCAATGACGAAATCGACGCATAAGCGCCTGCTGCTCGCTGCTGTGGAGCAGACCTACGGCACGTTTGAGACGATCGCCGGCACTGACGCCATTCTGGTGAGCAGCCTGGATTGCCAACCGCTGGACCCTGGCCTGGTCGATCGCGAGCTGGTGTTGCCGTACTTTGGCAACCGGCCGAAGATCATTAGCCAACGGGTCGGCACTGTCACCTTTGACGTTGAGCTGGCGGGTTCTGGCACTGCTGGCACAGCGCCGGCATGGGGGAAGCTGCTGCGCGCCTGCGGGTTTGGTGAGACGGTGGTAAACGCCACGTCGGTGACGTATGCCCCGGCGATGAGCAACATTGTGGGGATTTCGTTCGACTTCAACAATGACGGGAACCGCCACCGGCTGGCCGGCTGCCGCGGTAACGCGACGTTCAATCTGGCAGTCGGTGAGATCCCGCGGATCAGCTTTGAATTCTTCGGGATCTACGTGGCTGCTGGGGTTGAAGCGCAGCTGACCCCGACGTTTGCCAATCAGGTGGCGCCGGTGGTGGTGAACAGCGCGAACACCACCAACGTGAACGTGCTGGGGTTGAGCACAGCGTGCATGGAGTCGTTCAACCTGAACCTGGGTAACGAGATCCCGCTGCGGCAGCTGGCCGGCTGCAGTGCGCAGTATCCGATCACCAATCGCGCACTGTCTGGTGAGGTGGTGATCGAGGCGCCGGTGATCGGCAGCAGCGCTGGGCAGAAGGATTACTTCGCTCAGGTGATCAGCCAGGCTACCGGCACCATCGCCTGGCAGCACGGCCAGACGGCTGGGAACATCATCAGCCTGAGCATGGGCCAGTGCAACATTGACGGCCCAACGTACTCCGACTCTGACGGGGTGCAGATGCTGAACATTCCATACATGGCGCAGGCGACTGCTGCCAACAACGAAATGAGCCTTGCGCTCACCTGATTGATCATGGCATTCGTTCTTAAGCAATCGGCTTCGTACACGTGGCCGGTGCCGTTGCTGATCCCGGTTGATGGCGGCCGGCGAGAGAAGCATTCCTTTGATGCAGAGTTCAAGCGGCTGCCGCAAAGCCGGATCAACGAAATCATCAAGCTGGCTCGCGCATTGGAGCTCGGCCGCGGTGATGACGAGGCGCTGGACGACAAGAGCGCCGCAAAGGAAATCCTGATCGGCTGGACTGGCATCACCGATGACGCCGGCAAGGATGTGCCGTTTTCCGAGTCTGCACTGGATCAGCTGCTGGAGATCCCAACGATCGCGGGGCAGATCATCAAAGCCTGGTTCAGCAGCATGGAGGTGGCGAAGAAGGGAAACTGACCGGCGCCGTTGATCACTGGTGGCATGGTGACGGCGGCGCAAATGACGACCTGCTGGACGACCTGAAGGCGTACGGCGCGGACTTGAGCTGCCTGCCTGATGTAGTGACCAGGCCTAAGGAGTTCGAGGTGTGGCCTGAGCATGAGGACGCCGTGATGCTGTTCCTGCAGTGCCAGACCCAGTGGAGAGTTGGCGGCTCTGGCGTGGTGGGGCTGGACTATGGCGTGGTGCTGCAGATGATGGATCTTTACGCTGTTGGTAACCGGCGGCAGGCGCTAGAGGATTTGCAGATCATGGAAAGCCGGGCGAAGGAACTGATCAATAAGGCCGCTGAGTCGAAGCCCGCGAGGAAACGCTGATGGCGATGAACCTGGAAGCGGTGCTGCGGATTGCGGCGAAGGTTGTAGGACTGGAAGATATAACAAAGCTGGAGCGCGGGATTGCTGGCGCTGAGAAGGTGGCTAAGGACGCCAAGACGTCGTTTAGCGCTGTCGTGAATTCCGCTACCTGGCAGGCCGCGGCAGTTGGCGCAGCCGGCATTGGCGTGGCGCTCGGCACCAGTGTGCGGGCTGCGATCGACTTTGAGAGCGCCATGGCCGACGTGCGGAAGGTGGTGCCAGGCCTTGAGTCAGCCGAAGGCCTGAAGGAAATGAAGCAGGAGATTATTGGCCTTAGCAAAGAGCTGCCGGTAAGCGCTGAAGGCTTGGCCGCGATCATGGCTGCTGCTGGACAGTCTGGAATTCCCCGGCAAGAGCTGGCCGAATTCACCAAGCAAGCAGCGCAAATGGGCGTGGCGTTTGACATCACCGCCGATGAGGCTGGAACGGCGATGGCAAAGTTGCGCACCAGTCTGGGACTGACCCAGCCGGAGGTTGTCAACTTGGCGGACGCCATGAACTTCCTTAGCAACAACATGGCCAGTTCAGCAGCTGAGGTGAATCAATTCATGCTTATGGCCGGCTCTGTAGGGCAACAGGTGGCCATGACCACAGAGCAGACTGCTGCGCTTGGATCGGCCATGGTTGCTGCTGGCGCAGCGCCTGAGGTTGCAGCCACCAGCTTCCGCAACCTGATTAGGGCGCTTACCAAAGGTGAATCTGCGACAGAGAGGCAAGCGGCAGCATTCAAGCGGCTTGGGCTAGATGCCACACAAGCCGCTAAGGATATGCAGACTGACGCGATCGGCACAATCCGTGACGTGTTCCAGCGCATTTCGCAAATGCCAGCAGAAATGCGTGTTTCAACGATTAGCGAGATTTTTGGCGACGAAGCGCGGGCGCTTACTCCGTTGATTACCAATATGGCCTTGTTTGATCAGGCGATTGGACTGGTTGGCGACAAGAGTAAATATGCCGGCTCAATGCTTGCAGAGTTTGAGGCTAGAGCTGGAACATCTGCTAACAACTTTCAGCTGCTGCAAAACAACCTAGCGGCATTACAGATTGCCATAGGCGAAGGACTGTTGCCCGCAATCAACATGATGCTTGCATCGCTGACTCCAGTGTTGTCGGTAATAGCTGATCTTGCTGGCCGCTTTCCGCTGCTCACTGCCGTCGTGGTGACCTTGACCGCAGCATTGGCTGGGCTGGTGATCCTGGCCCCAGCGATCGTGTCGTTTATCACTCTGCTGGGCAGCCTGAAGGCGGTGCTGGCGGTTTCATCGCTGGCAGTCGGCTGGGCTGGTCTGCAGACCGTGGTAATCGTGGCGGTAGCCGCAATGAAGGGCGCGCTGCTTGGATTCATCGGGTGGGTCGGCAGCGTGTTCATTCCCGGCCTGTTGGCATTCATGGGTCCTGTCGGCTGGACCGTGCTCGCTATTGCTGCCGTGGTGGCGATGGCCATTGCATTCCGTGAGCCGCTGCTCAAGTTCGTCGCTTGGCTCTGGGAGTGGGGTGAGCCGATTCGGAAATTCTGGATTGGCCTTTGGGATGGCCTGGTGGCGTTCGTTGGGTTCAGCCTTGGCACCATCTCCAAGGTGCTCAGCACCTATGCAGGCGTGCTGCTCAATCTGTGGAGCGGAATGTTCAGCGCGCTGCAGAAAGTCGTTGATATGTGGCGCGGTGCGGTGCAAGCTGTCTGGTCTGTAGTGGGTCGAGCGTTTACCACGTTTGTGGTCGAGCCGATCCGCAACGCCTGGACAGGACTCACCACCTGGCTGCGGAACGCGATCAACTCCGTAGTGCAGATCGCGCAAGGCGCCTGGACCGTCATGGCCGAGAGCCTGCGCAACGTGTTCCGTGGTGTGCTCCAGTTCATCGCCAACCAGATCAACGCAGTGGCTGGCCTGATCAACCGGCTGATCGCGGGCTACAACAGCCTGCCGAACTTCGGTGACCTGCCATTCATTCCTATGGTCGCCGTCCCCGCCTTTGCCGAAGGTGGTGTCGTGAACCGCCCCACTGTTGGCCTGGTGGGTGAAGCCGGCCGGGAGTACATCATCCCCGAGTCGAAGATGGCAGCCGCCAGCTCACGATTCCTGGCTGGTCAACGTGGCGCCAGCGTCATCCCAGCTGGCAGCTCCAGCCCCGCCAGCATGGCCCGTACGCCGCAGGTGAACATCACCACCGGTCCGGTGATGCAGCAGCAGGACGGCTCACGCTGGGTCAGCATTGATGACCTTGAACGTGCGACGCAGCAGACTGCCGAGCAGGTGCTGGCGATGCTGCGTACACCGCAAGCGCGGATCGCGCTGGGTCGATGAGCAGGGCGCAGGCGCAGCTGTTCCGGTTGTATGACGCAGCCGGCACCACTCGTGAGCGGTGGCAGTCGTACTGGGCAACGGCGATCACGTACGACAGCCAGACCTGGGACTACCTGCCATTCGACGCCAGCGGGTTTGTGGAGGGCGACAGCGGCGCTGATCAGAGCGTATCGGTAAACCTGCCGGCCACCGCTCGCGTGGTGGTCGCTGCTGAACGTGCATTGGCAGCTGGCTGGTTGGCTGAGCTGAAAATCTTTCAGTTCGACTCAACGCTCGCACCAGCAGGCCCACCCGCGAGCATGACGTTGATCGGGCAGTTCAATGGCCAGGTGGTCGGCGGTGGCGCCAATGCAACGGCGTTCACCCTGCAGCTCGGATCGGCACTGTCGCCAGTTGGCGCAACGGTGCCGCCCCGCAGACTGACGACAGCGATCATGGGCGTGGGAGCACAGCTGTGAGCCTGATCCGCGGCACTGATCCACTGGCGCTGCTGGCGATTCAAGCAGGGCAAACGCCAACGCCGGGTGATCAGCGTGGTGCTCGTGGCAGCAATCCGCTGGACGTGCAGCAGGTGGCGCACAAGATCGGTGATCCGGTGCCGATTGCATTCGGCCGGCAGCGTAACGGCGCTGGTGGTGTGTTCATTTCACCGAAGGCGACTGAGTGCCGGTTTGAGAACGACACCGATAACGACGTAACGGCGTTTTATCACCTCGTGCTGAGTGAAGGCCGGATAGGCAGTCTGCAGGTTCGTGATGTATTTCAGCGGCAGTGCCGAGTTGGAAGTTTCACGCAGACGTATAACCGACGAGCTGGTACGTGGACACCAGGAAACGCAATCGTTGTACGGGCTGGGTTTGATAAGCCGGAGGCTACCTATCTGTGCGGGACAGTTGGCGCGTATCCAGGGATGAGCACGCTGTCATTCCAGGTGACGATCCCGAATGGCTTTGACGTTTGGAACCGGCAGGTTCACTGCTTCGTGCGGAATGGCATGGAGGTGTATCGGTGGGCGGATGATACGGCGAATGTGTCGTCTGATTCGTTTGCTGATCTGGCGTACTGGCTGATGGTGAACAGCGCCAGAATCCCAGTGTCGTTGATTGATACGGATTCAATCGAATCGACCAGTGTATTCCTGAACGCCAACAACATCACAACGAACTGCTGGCTTACGGAGGCGATCAATTACAGCGAACTGATCAGCCGGTGGGGACCGTACCATCTGCTGCGTTCTAGCAGCCGCAACGGCAAGGCAGGCCTCAAGCCGCTGCTGCCGACCAATAGCAACGGCACGATCAAAACTACAGCGCTGACGGTTGAATACACGTTCACCGATGACCTGGTGATTCCTGGCTCTGAGGAGATCGTGTACTCAGACTGGGCAAGCCGCCAGCCGTTTGTAGCGCAGGTGGTTTGGCGTCAGCAGCTCGATGCTGATGTAGGGATCATCCGCACGGCTGAGGTGCGATACGCCGGCACTGCAGGAACAGGGCCATATGAAACGCATGATCTATCGCAGTTCTGCACGC